CCCGAAATAGGGAAAACCTTGTCTTGCGCTATAACCACATCTGTGATCAAGTTTCTTGGGGCAGCCACCTCGAAATCCTCAAAACTAGCCATCACGATCACATCTAAGGATATTCTCTCATCATCTTTGATACTGACGAGAGGATTTACCACAGACATTGCGAACACTCCATTGTGAAAGGAATTGTCAGCTATGTCTCCTTGAGTTCCGGAGGAGATCTGGCTCATGTCCTCAATGCAATACTTGTAAGGGGTTTGTTCCCCCCATCCGATTCTGAAAGTGACGTCGAACACAGTGTTCAGATCGAGGATCTCAGAATAGTACGTGTTGTGCTTCGTAGGATCTGGAGTCCCGCACGGATCCCATCCGAATCTCAACTTCGCTTTGTGAAATTGCGTGGCCGGGATGATGACTCGTAACACGGTGGTTCCTTTCCAATACTTGAACGGAAGCGCTGCGAAAGCGCCTGGACAAACATGGTAATCCCCGTTGGAGTCTTTTTGCCCTAAAAAAGGCATTATCGGGATCGAAAACACAGTCTCTTCGGAATTCATGTTCTCATCGAGTGTGAAGCGATTTATGAAGGCAGGTCTCCTGGCTATTCCTGACAATGCGAGAACATCCTCATCTGTAGAGAACATGGTAGCTGGATCTATTGTCAACTCGTGCTTTGTCATTAGCGCCAAGGTTCTGGCTCCGTCTTGATCGTCCACTGTGGCTGTCGTTCCTGCCGCACGCAAACGTGTGTTTTCGATTCCCAGCAACCTAGGTTTCGAAAAACCGAACATTTTGGCGGCTCCTGCTCCCATCGTCGCAACCATATTGGTGGCTTTCGCGAACTTTCCTATATATGGTACGTTGGAAAGAACGCCAGCTACATCCGCCACAACTTGGGCCGGGCCGGAAATCATTCCGTACTCATCACCTTCCATAGTGATTGAGTCTTCCGGGCCTTCAAATTGCGGACGAAGGAACGAACCCAATTTCCCCGTGGGGAGGCTGAGTTCAAACTCTGTCACTGTTGCAAATACGGAAATAGTCAGAGGAGTAGTCAATCCTTGAACATGACGCAGTGGCGAAAGAGACCTGACGATCACTCTCGACAATTCCAAGTGTTCGTTTTTGGTAAGATCAACCATATCCTTGTGAAAAATGTACGGGATGTTCAGCTCTCCTGTTTGACTTGTTGAAGCATTCAGGAAAACTTTGGGTCGTTGCGTCAGCTCTACATCATCCTCGAGTTGATAGGGACGGGCTTGCAAAAAATCGTCATAATTGTGCATCGGATTCAAGCAAGCGTAAGACAATCCATGATATGGCAAGTTTGCATTCCACATGAATTGAATTTTGCAGCTCATCCTCATGAGTTTGTAGTGCGCCACTCTGTTTCCAATCATAGGATCCAACAACAACAGCTCGAATGGATTTATCACTTCGTGCATGTCTTGGTTTGGGTTCCATTGAATGGAGGCTATTTTCACTGTTCTTCCGATCATTGAGTCGATGGTCTGCGATGTCTTTGCCTGGTCGGCATTGGTGTCATGCACCGCTTGAAATCCACCAGGTTGGGATTCCAAGGGCGATTCAATTTGCATGACGCCGGTTTGTGTTTGTTGTTTTGTCTCGAACCATTTGTTTTGTGACAACGGTGGTTCAACCGCAGCCACGCTTCTATCATCATTCTGCATGCTTGAGACGCCTTCGAAGCAAATAGCGTCACTAGTAATCTGTACAGTATGAGGGATGATTGTAGGATTTTTGTGTTTCCAGTACTTGTTGTTGTACTCGACACCCCAGTCCGAGTATCCCCACTCGATTTCAGGAACACAGCTAATCAGGCCGTGCTCCTCTAAGGTCTTTTTCATTGAGCTTCTCCAGGATTCAAATGTTTCCTGATCGTGGCGGCCCAATTCGCGAAGCGCCACTCTGTAGTTTCCTAAAGTGACTTCCAACTCATCCTCGGAAGTTGGCATAATGCAATGTAACATTTTTCGAATTGATTGCAAAGAAAGAGGTGCCATAATCCCATTCACTCTCTGGTCATAGACGTGACCTCTTTTGCAGAAATCAACACCGTCGTAGTCGAACAATTTCCATTCAGACCACTCTTGTACTTCTCCTGATTTTGTGGGATCGGTGTACTTCACACCTCTTTTCGCATAGCAATCTGCGATGTATTTCTGATGAAAACGAAGTTCAATTGTGCTGCCTTCGTGATCATCGCCCAGAGTGGTCATCGCCATATGGTCGAAAGGATTCAAATTCTCGTTGTCTGGGAGCATCTTGAACATCGCTGCAAATTCCATGATGATGGTCAACCCGTTGACTTCCACCGTGGGAGGAAGACCTGACTTATTCCCAGCCGGAAATCTCACCAAATCTCCGTTCCAATGACAGAAAGCAGTTGCAATGTCGAACCACATGGTATCCATAGCTACAAGGCACTTTTCCTTGGAGAGACCTCCCGTGTATTGATCCTCGTCCCAGAAACGATTGATGATGGTTCGGAACAACCTCATGATCAACAGATAATTCGCGTGAGTAATTGTGCTATCCATTTTACTGAAATCCCCCGCGAACGCGTTCACCCTGTCAAAGGCGGATATGTGGTTGACCATCTCATCCCATTCTTCTCCAGAAGCATTAATCCCTGAAGCCTGCAGGGATTCCAACGGAATTTTCCTCATACCTGCGAGGACATTTGTACACAATTTGCGGATGGCCATCTGATGCACCATAGAGGGAGTTCCCATGAGTCGATTTTTCAGACTATCTGTGGGCTCGTCCTTCAAGAGCATCTTTATGATCATCGGAGTGGATTTACCTCGAGACCACCGATCTATCACGAAATCAATGGATTCTTGAAGTTCAGGTGTGAAGGATTGCTTTTCCTCCGTTATGATCATGTATTCTGGATTCCCTTTCTTCCCTTTCATTCCGTATCCAGCCGATTTCGTGGGATCCACTTTCTTCACATACCTGTCTCCCATGATGCCGTTCGCGTTCTCCTCATCGGTCAAAAAAGAGAATTTGAAATCGATGCGTTCAAATCCTTCACACAATTGCTGAATGTAACAATCAAAACCTTTCTTCATGATCTCGAAGGGAAAATCGAGCTTGCTACGAGCATTTCGTTGACAATAGAGGGAAAATGTCTTTCGCGCAGAAAATTTTTGCTTTCCGTGATCGCGACGAATCCCGTTTTTCTCCAAATCCGCTGAAAGAGGATTGATCTCCACTCTGGAAATTGGAGTCGTTTGTTGTGATAGATCAGTCCCGAAGTACTCCACGGAATGTGGCTGGAAATTGATGTTTCCACCGTATTCGCCGTCATCTTCTGTAGAGTTTCGCAAAAACCTCAAACACGAGCGACTGTGCATCTCATCATCGTACTTAGGAACTGTAACCATTGGAATATCAACAAGCCCTTCATATTGAATAGAAGGGAAATTGGGGGTTCTGTGAGATGCGGCCTTCTTCATGGAAGCTTCGGTTGTTTTCACAAAGTATGCAAAGGCTCCTTCTCTAGAACCCGCTATGTGGAGCCCAGCTATCAAACCGTCTTTCTTTGTGAAGTAAGGTGTGAGACAATCTCCTTTTTGACTTCGAATCTCTCGCACCACGCGTCCCACAGGATAAGATTTCTCTGGAACAGGAAGATTTACCAAGGTGACAAGAGACCTTTGTAGCTTCGAGTCTGCACTGGGATACGCAAACTCAACCATCAACGAATCAATGACTTCCTCCACAAACATTCCGGCTAAACCTTTTGTTGGTCGTCCTGATACGCATCTGAACCACACCATATCATGGTTGCCCTCCATTCTCCACCAGTCGACGACCTGAGTGTTCATGATATTTCTCATGTCATCACTGAATTTCACAGTAACGGTTCCCTTTCTCGTAGGAAGACCGTTTTCGTGGATGTAAGTAAACCATGTGTAACAATCATATTGGAAACAAGTTCGGAATTTCTCAGTTCCCGGCAATCTTACTTCATGTTTGCATCTGTCGATGCGTGCTTTCTTCTGAGCAGGAGTCATGTTTCGCGTGTTTCCCTCGGGTCTCAACTCCGTTTTTGTGGGAGTTACCCAATCTGATTTTTGCGCAGCTCGTTCATCTGCCTCCTCCTTGGAGGAAGGCATGAGCAAAGACGAGCAAACTCCTTCTTCCAAGCACTCGTCCAGTTCTTTCTTGTGCACTCGCATAATCAGCACCT